TGTTCATTATAATAAATAAAAAGAAAAAAATATATATATTGAGATAAAAAACTTAAAATTAAATAAATTAATTAATTAAATGGATAGTTCTAAAGAAAAGAATACCAAAAAAAATAGTTATGAAAGTAAACAAATTAATGGTAAAAATAACCCTAAATATGTAGACCTACTTGAAGAAGATAAACCTATTGCAGGGCAAAAATTTGTATGTGTTTCTTTTATATCGCCTGAAAAAATTGTAAAACAAAAAAATATATTTTTGTTTGAAGAGTTCCTAAAGAAATGGGAATGGAATAAATCAATGGAAAAATTTGTACAATTTTTAAATTTTATTTCATATAAATATAATCTTACATTTGATGATTTATCAAATGATTTTAAAGATTTTGTGAAAGAAGAAAAGGAAATTTTAGTAAAAACAAATATGGAAGATGACTATAAAACTTTTCTTGATAATAATGAAGAAGAATTGGACAAGGAATTTAGTAGAATATATAATTTTCAAACTTGTACAAGAGGTTTAAAAATTCGTGGTTCTTATCCAACAATGGAAGAAGCAGAAATAAGATGTAAGATGTTAAGAGAAATAGACCCAAACCACGATATTATGGTAGGACCTGTTGGATTGTGGATGCCTTGGGACCCAGAGGCATATAAAACTGGACGTGTAGAATATATGGAAGAAGAGTTGAATCAATTAATGTTTGAAAAACAGAAAAACGAAACAAATGCTAAAAATGCATTTGAACAGCGAGTAAAAGAATCAAAACAAAAGGCGATTGATGAAAATATTAAAAATGCTGAAAAATCTGGAAACACATTAACACAATCTATTGATGAGGAAGGTAACTTAATTGGTATTAATAATATTAATACACAGGAAAAAACATTAAAAGAGCAAGATAATATTTCTACAGCAGATATTTGTATGGAATTGTTTGAAGGAGATAATATTGTTGTAGGAAAATCAGACTATGGTCAAAGTGAATTGATAAGTGGTCCTTTTGCAAATAAAAATAAAAATAGTAAATAATTGTCCTAACAATATAAAAAATTAATAATATAAAAAAATGTTATATTATTAACAATAATGAATCATAATATAGATAAAATTATTTATATAAATTTAAATAAACGTGTAGATAGGAAACTATCAATAGAAAATGAATTAGAAAGTTACGGATTTAAAAATTATGAACGTTTTGAAGGTATAGAAACGCCAGGTATGGGATTTATAGGATGTGCTTATTCTCATTTATCTGTTTTAAAAATTGCAAAAGAAAGGAATTATAAAAATATTTTGATTCTAGAAGATGATTTTGTTTTTTCAATTGATAAAAATAAGGTATACTCATTATTAAATGAATTTTTTCAAATAGATATACCATTTGATGTATGTATGTTATCTTATAATATGATACAATTTCAGCCAACACAATATAGTATAATAAATCAAGTAATGGAAGCTCAAGCTGCATCAGGTTATCTTGTCAATAATCATTATTATGATACTTTAATAAATTTATATGAAGAATCTTTTCCATTATTGCAAATCACAAAACAACATTGGTTATATGCAAATGACCAAATATGGAAACAATTACAAAAAAAAGATAAATGGTATTATTTTGTAGAGAAAATAGGAAAACAAATGCCTGGGTATAGTGATAATGGGGAACAGTACACTGAAAATGATTGGTGAATTACCATTTATTTGTTTTTTTTACACTAATTTTTGGACCAGCACCACGTTTTTTAACAGAATTAGGGTCATATTTTTCCTCTTCATCATCATCAGTCATACCTTTTGATAATTCCCAAAATTCTTTCGAACCTAATCTAAATTCATTATGATTATCTGCTTTATACCAAAAAACTTGGTCATGTAATTTGTTTGATTTTGAATTATTATTAATAACAAGACATTCGAAATTTTCTGTACACTGGTCCATTACTTGACAAAATGATTCAAATGTGGGAAACATTCCAGCGTAATTTTCATATATTCTTTTTCTATTTGCTATATAGTTCTCTCTTAGTATAAAAACATAATCTATATTTGTACGTAAAGTTGGCGGTATACCTAACGGATATTGCATTGTTATAATTAACATAACCTTCCAATGACGTCCGTTCATAAAAAGTAAACGCATCATCTTATCTCGTGCCCACGTATTATCATATAAACAATCATCTAAAATCACAAATGCACGAGGGTCTATAGTGCTGCGTTTATATGTTTCCATTTCCTTTTTTATTTGTTTCAAGACAGTACGTTGACGTTTTAAAATATTTTCTATAATTGCTGTGTTATACTCATTATGAACAAATAACTTTGGCACCATTTTCCCATAAAAACCATTTCCTTCCTCTGTACCTGCTATTACAGTACCAATTGGAATATCTTGTTGGTAATATAACAAATCTCTTACTAAAAAAGATTTACCAGTGTCACGTTTTCCTATTAATACTACTACAGGCCCTTTATTTTCATTTGGTTTGAAGCTTATACTCTTCATATCAAACTTTTTCAATTCTAAAGTCATTATTATTTAATATAGAAATAAAAATATATTATCTTGAACGAAAATAACTTATTAATAATAATTATAAGTTAAAAACACATATAATTTATATATTAATTAGCTAATGATAAATGTTCATTATCAAAAAAGGAGAAACTCTGAACTTTTTGAAAGTTTAGAAAAAAGAGAGAATTTATTTCTCTCAAATACACAAAACTACATTCCTATTTATCAAAGATTTTTTACATTAAACGAAACTAATTACAATAGCATAAATTTAAATAATAAATGGTATATTTCCAATGTTTTTGATGCAACAGAAGATAGAGAAGAAAATGAACAACTATATTATTGCACTATTAAAAATATTAATAATAATAAATTGAAAGACAAACCAGTGTTTTTTAAAATGGCACCTTTATTGGACCCATATAAATTCTTAATAGGAAAATATAATGTTAACGACCCTAATCTATTCAAATTGCCTGATATTTATTCCAATGAAAATAATACTAATCCGAAATTTTTGGATGTTAACAACAGTGCATATGTTGATGGATTATTTTTGTTTTTAACAAGTCAATTAATACATAATAATAAATTTATCAATGGTGTTGACTATTATGGCTCATTTTTAGCTATTAAAAATGATTATAAAATTAATATATTCGATGATATTGATTATTTAAATAATTCAGAGTTTTTTAATAAAAATAAAAATGTATTATTTACAGTAGATGAATATCAATATTTATTTCAAGAAGAAAAACAAAAATTAAAGCCCATTATAATTCAGCACGACTCTAGTATGAAGTCAAAAATTTCAGTCGATTCAATAAATAATGATGTATTTGACGATGTATTCGATGATTCAAATGTATATAACTTGTCTGATTTACCAGAACTAATGGATATGAATAATACGAATAATCTGAATGAACTTATGGAAATCAAAAATGACAAAGATGAAAATAAAGTTACATTAAAATCAAATTCTACTTGTTCTTCTAGGTCGTCTTATACTTCTCTCGGAGAGTTGGATGAAAAATGTAACTCTTGTAACGAAGAAATAATGGAAGAAGAAGAAGAATATCATAATATGGAAGACGATTCTGGAGAAAATTCAGAAGATGAATCCGATAACAATTCAGACGATGATTCTTATGAAGAAGAAAGAGTAAATGCAACAATACCAAAATTTCCAGTTCAAGTTATCTGTATGGAATATTGTGAAAACACATTTGATGATTTAATAATAAAGAATGAATTAAAACCAGAAGAATGGTACTCTGCTTTTATGCAAATCATAATGATTCTTCTTACATATCAAAAATCATTTGCTTTTACACACAATGACCTTCATACTAATAATGTAATGTATAATTATACTGATAAAAAATATATATTTTATTGTTATAAGAAAAAATATTATAAGGTACCTACATACGGACGCATTTTTAAGATTATAGATTTTGGAAGAAGTATTTATAAATTTAATGGTGTATTATTTTGTAGTGATAGTTTTCAAAATGGAGGAGATGCTTCGTCACAATATAATACAGAACCTTATTTCAATGATAAAAAACCTAGATTAGAACCTAACTACAGTTTTGATTTATGTCGTTTAGCTTGTTCTATATTTGATTATATAATTGAAGATATGGATGATATAAAAGATTTAAGTAAATGTGATGACCCTATAAAACGATTAATTGTTGAATGGTGTTTAGATGATAAGGGTATAAATATGTTGTACAAAAATAATGGTGTAGATAGATATCCTGATTTTAAATTATATAAAATGATTGCCAGATGTGTACATAATCATACACCACAAGCTCAGTTAGACCGTCCAGAATTTAATGCCTTTTCTATTTTTAAAGGTGAAATACCTAATGACGTCATTGATATTGACGAAATACCTTCTTATTTTTAGCTTTACATTTAGTAAATTAATATATAATTATTGTATTCTAAAAGAAGAAAATGATTCATAATAATAAATATATTTATATATTATGAATTCTTATGGTTTTATTATAACCAGACACGTAAACTCGGCTAAAACAAATAAATATTGGAATCATTGTGTTAAATGCTTAAGGACCTTATATCCATATAGAAAAATTGTTATTATAGATGATAATAGCAATCCAGATTTTTTAAAAGCAGAATTTAATTACAAAAATATTGAAGTTATAAATTCTGAATTTAAAGGCAGAGGTGAGTTATTACCGTATTATTATTATTTAAAAAATAAATTCTTTGATAATGCAATAATAATTCACGACAGTATATTTTTTCATAAACGAATTAATTTTGATACAATAGTGGGACACAAAGTATTACCATTATGGTTTTTTTATCCAGATAAAGAAAATATTGATAATACTATACGTATTTCTAAAAGTCTAAAAAATTCGTTAACTATACAAAATAAGGTTGCATTAAATGATTTAGTTATAGGTATGAAACATAATAAATGGTTTGGATGTTTTGGTGTACAAAGTTTTATAAATCACGACTTTCTGTTATTAATTCAAAAAAAATATAACATTACCAATATGATTTCTACTGTAACTTGTAGATTAGATAGATGTTGTTTAGAGAGAATATTAGGATTTATTTTTTATACAGAAAGTCCTGAGATTATAGGTAAGAAATCGTTATTAGGAAATATTATGAAATACCATAGATGGGGTTATACATATGATGAATATGAAAATGATTTTAAACAAAATCAAATACCCAAAGTTGTAGTTAAAGTCTGGACAGGTCGTTAAAACTAAAACCCAGGATTGTCTGTAAAAACAGGTGTATTAATAATATCAGTACCACCATTTTGGATTACAGGCTTTAATTGTTCTAAAATAAAATAACCTGCAACCACACTTAAATAAACTAAAAGCGCATCTCTGATAAGTAATTTTAAAGGTTTACTTTCTTTGTCAATAAATCTCATTTCTATAAATTTAATAACAAGAAAAACTATGGCTATAATTAATGCAATCAAAAATATATTTACCATTTAAATTACTTAAGCATATTCTTATATCAGTTTTAACGCAACTATTCTAAAATTTCAATATCATCGATAATCAAATCAGGAAGCAAATCTATTTTAGGTTCATCTATATTGTGAACATCTATAGCATCTAAATCAAAAGTTTGTTCTGTAATTTTTATTTTACTTTCATCTTCTGCTTCCATTTTTCTTTGTTGTGTTCTCATTTCGCTAATTTCTTCTAATCGTTCAATTGTTTTTGGTGCAGTTATTGTTGTTATTTGCCCATCACCATTTGAAATATAATCTATATCATTAAAACTTAATCTTACGTTTTCATTTGAGTTCTGGCAAGGTATTGCATTATTTGTTGTATCATTTATTGCATTATTTGTTGTATCATTAGTTACATCATTAGTTACAATAGGTTTAATTGGTTCTTCAATGATTTGCTCCTTTATTTCTTCTACAACATCTTCTTCTACTGTTTCGTCCATATATGCCTTTAAAATTGCTTCTACTGGAATACTCTCTCTTAATGTATTTAATATACATTCTTGTACAATAATTTCTAACTCTCGATTATGTTTTTGAATTTGAAGTGGAGAGATATTTATTTCAAATAAATATACATTTTTATAAATCTTTCTTGCAACATTAATATATGCTTTATGAATAAAATCGTCTAATTTGGGGACATTTACATCTATTTTTTTTTGTTTTTGACCAACACGCATTGTTGTTAAAATTTTTAATTGTATAATATGTACACACGTAACTAAATCTTCTAAATAACTACAACCAGATTTTTCACAAATTCTTTTACGTTCAACTTCTATAATGGTAGCATTCCATTTTGGTATTCTTGAAATAAAATTTTGGAATGTCATTAAATATTTATCCATTTCACCATTTTCTTTACATAATTTTATAGCCTCCTCTAAAATAGATTTATAACCATCAATTATCAAAGGAGTTAAAATAGTTACTAATCTTGCAGACCATTCATTTCGAGACTCATGTAGTGAACTAACATTAAAATCATCCATTTACATAAAACTTATATTTTCTAAAGACATTTCTGAACTCAAAAAGATAAAATTTACAATAAATAACATTAATATTTTTTCGTTTCTAAATTCTTTTCGTACTCTGTTAAAACATAATAACAATTCATACCGCTTCTCATTGGTTATGGTTGACTCCATAAACTTTGGATTTTCTAATAGATTTATTATATCTAAACCACTATATCCCTTTTCATATAATTTTGTACACAAATTAATGAGAGTTTCTAAATTTATTTTTTTGGTAATAGTACGACATAATTCCTTTTTTAACCATTCTAATCTTGTATTTTTTATTTCTTTCATTTTAAATACTTCATTTAAATTATATTTGTATAAATTAATTATGTTATCATCTACAATAGGTTCTGGAACATATATTTCACAAAACCGAGATAATATTGGTTTCATTAAATTGTATTTATCTTCTGCAATGATAAAAAATCTTGTATTGTGACTAAATAACTCAATACATCTTCGCAATGCGGATTGAGCATCCATTGTTAATTTATCTGCATTTAACAAAACAATACTTTTAAAAATATTCCCACTATTTGAATTAATATGGGTTTTTGCAAAAAATTTAAGTTCTTCTCTTATAAATTTAATACCTTTTCCGTGTGAACAATTTACATACATCACAAAATTTTTGATTCTATCTCTTTCATTATTATATATTTTGTGAATAAATTCATTTACAATAGTTCTTTTACCACTACCTGATGGTCCGTGAAAAATAATATTTGGTAT